CAATTCTCGCAATCTGGACGCTTCTCACGTTCGAGAAGCTAACTGACAGTCACCGGCCACTGATCATGGCGCGGTAGAAGGACCCGAGTAGGTGAGTATGCCGACCCCGCCAAAGTTCGATCCGGTTCGTGGCGCACGTGGCCGCAGTCCGACCCGGCTTCCGCCGGGCGGGCGCCCCGGCGATCCGCCAGTCTGGCCACTTCCGGGCCGGCAGTTCGCGGGTGAGCGGCAGGCTTGGATTCAGCTTTGGCGCACCCCACAGTCGGTCGCGTGGGAGCGCATGGAGTGGACCCGCACCGTGGCGCGCTACTGCCGACTGATGGTGCGTGCCGAGAAGCCCGACGCGACCGCTGCGGTCCAGGCCCAGGCGACCGCGCTCGAGGATCGGCTGGGGCTGACGCCGAAGGCGATGCGGCTCCTGCTGTGGGAGATCGCCGTTGACGAGGTGGCGGAGAAGCGTGAGGCGGCGGCCGGGGCGAGGGGCCGGATCAAGGCGGTCGGCTGATGCCATGGCGGGGCCCGAACGAGCCGGGTGAGTTCCCGACGCTGGGCTATGACGTCGGGGAGTGGATCGAGTCGCATGTCGTCGTCCCGGACGGGTACCGGCAGGGCCAGCCGTACATCCTTACTGATGAGATGTGGACCTTCCTCCTCCACTTCTATCGGCTCTACCCGTACGCGGCGCCGTGGCCGGCGCCGGACTCGCTGCGACACACCGGGGCACAGCTGCGCCGATCGCAGAAGTGGGGGAAGGACCCGTTCGGGGCGGCGATCAGCCTCGCCCAGGCGCTGGGTCCGACGAACTTCGACGGGTGGAACGCGGCCGGCGAGCCGGTCGGCGCCCCGTACCCGACGCCGCTGATCTCGTGCCTGGGCACGTCGGAGGACCAGACCGACAACACGTGGCGGCCGCTGCTGAGCATGATCCGGCTCGGGCCGCTGGCCAACTTGTCCGGCATGGACGCCGGGGAAACGCGGATCAACCTGCCTTCCGGTGGTCGGATAGAGCCGGTTACCACCTCGGCGCGGGCCCGGCTGGGTGCGCAGATGACGTTCGTGGTCATCACCGAGTCGCACCTGTTCACCCTGCAGGGCGGGCACCGCAAGGTGTGCGGAGCGGTCAAACGCAACGTGGCCGGCATGGACGGCCGCTGGCTGGAGCTCACCAACGCGTGGGACCCGACCGAGGGGTCCGAGGCGCAGGTGACCGGCGACTCCGGCGACGAGCGGGTGTACGTCGACACGGTCGAGTCGACCCGGGTCGAGGACCTGTCCGACGACGAGGCTCTCTACGCCGAACTGCTGCGCCAGTACGGCGACTCGGCCCGGGAGCGGGGCGGGTGGGTCAACCTTCGGGGCCGGATCTTCCATGAGGTCCGTTCGCCGCGGCACCTGGAGGCCGACCGGCGCCGATTCTTCCTCAACGAGATCGTCGTCGGCGAATCGGTGTTCGTTGACCCGATCCGCTGGGACCTTCTCGCCCGCGACGACCAGCCGTTGGTCAAGGACGATCAGGTCGCGCTCGGCTTCGACGGGTCGAAGTACCAGGACGCGACCGCGCTGGTCGCGTCGAGGCTCTGCGACGGCCGGCTGTTCTGCCTGCGGGTGTGGGAACGGCCGCAGGATGCTGGGAAAAACTGGAAGGTTCCGGGCGCCGAGGTAGACCGGGTGGTCCGGGACGTGTTCGAGGCCTACAACGTGATCTACCTGTTCGCCGACCCCTACCGGTGGCAGGACTACCTCGACAACTGGTCGGCGGCGTTCCCGGACAAGGTGGTCGAGTTCCCGACCAACATCGAGCAGCGGATGGACCGGGCGATCGAACGGTTCACCACCTCGTTCGCCGAGGGTGAGATCACTCACGACGGCTCACCACACCTGGCCCGGCACATGAAGAACGCCGTGCTGGTGAAGGGCTCGCGGAAGAAGCCCCGGCCGGGTGAGGAAGACACCGTCACCACTCACTACATGAAGATGGCGAAACGGGGCGACGGGATGCTGATCGACCTCGCTGTCGCCGCCGTGCTCGCCCACCATGCCCGCGGCCAGGCCATCGAGGATGGCGCACTGACACCCGGCCAGCCCTTCTTCGGCGCGTGGAGGTAGAGCTGTGACGGTGCTCGAGCAGCGCATCGCCGCCCGTGCGGCCACGATCCGGCTGGTGCCGCTGCTGCTGACGGTCCTGGCCGCCCCGATCGTCGCGGTCGGGTGGCTGACCTACCGGACCGCCCGGTCGGTCGGTGTGGGGTTGCGGTGGACGGCGGCCGCGTTCATGGTCGGCTACGACGCGGGTCGTTCACGTGCTGGCTGACCTGGTGCGCCGACGCGCCAGCCGGGTGGAGGAGCGGAACTCGGTCGACGACTGGCTGTCCAACTACCTGATCCCGGCCACGAACGCCGGGTTCTGGTCCGGGATGTCCGGCCGGGTCACCGAGGTCCAGCAGTCCCTGCCGGCCTATGCGGCGATGCTACGCGGCTCACCACCGGCGTTCGCGGCGCAGATGGTCCGGGCCATGGTCCTGTCCCAGGCCCGGTTCACGTTCCGGACCCGCCCGTCCGGGCAGAACGCCCGCAAGACGTTCGGCACCCGGGAGTTGTCGATCCTCGAGCGGCCGTGGCCCAACGCCACCACCGGCGAGCTGATCACCCGGATGGAGTGGCATGCCGGGCTGGCCGGCAACGCCTACGTGGTGCGCCAGCCCTCCCGGCTGCGGGTGCTGCGGCCGGACTGGGTCGCGATCGTGTACGGGTCGGACCAGGAACCCGAGGACGCCGCGTTCGCCCTGGACGGGGAGATCATCGGCTACGTCTACGCCAACGGCGGCCTGTCCGCCCCCGGTGACGGGTCGGTGACCGGCTGGCGCAACCGGATCCATACCCTGCTGCCGGACGAGGTGGCCCACTGGAGCCCGCTCTCCGACCCGGAAGGGTCGGGGATCGGCATGTCGTGGCTGACCCCGGCGATCCGCGACATCCAGTCGGACAAGGCCGCCACCGAGCACAAGGTGCGGTTCTTCACCAACGGCGCAACCCCGAACCTGGTCGTCAAGGGCCTCACGGCCACGACGAGGGCACAGTTCGACGAGCTGGTCGAGATGATGGAGGCCCGCCACGCCGGGGTCGCCAACGCCTACCGCACCCTGTACCTGACCGCCGGGGCCGACGCGTCCGTGGTCGGGTCCAACTTCCGCGACATGGACCTCAAGAGCATCCAAGGTGCCGGGGAGACGCGCATCGCTGTGCTGAGTCGAGTTCCGGCGCCGATCCTGAACATCGCCGAGGGCCTGTCCGGGTCGAGCCTGAACGCCGGAAACCTGGGCCAGTCGCGGCGCAACTTCGCCGACTCGTGGATCTACCCGACGTTGCAGGACCTGTCCGCCACCCTGTCATCGGTGGTGAACGTCCCGTCCGACGCCGAACTGTGGGCCGACACCACCGACATGCCGATCCTGCGCGAGGACGCGAAGGACGCCGCCGAGATCGAGGACCTGAAAGCCACCACCGTCACCAAGTATGTGCGGGAGGGCTTCACCGCCGAGTCGTCGATCGCCGCCGTCCGCTCCGGCGACATCAGTCTGCTCAAGCACACCGGTTATCTCTCCGTCCAGGTGCAGAAGCCGGGCGTCGACCCGAACAAGCCGGAGGCAGAGACACCGCTCGACCTGACCAGACCGGGCAAGTGATGGACGCCCCGACCCGGCACCGGATGCTCACCCTCGCCGGGATCGAGGTCCGCGCGGTCGAGGGTGGCGGCGGCGGGGGCCGCACCTACCTGCGTGACCCGGCGGGCACCTCAACCGGCGGCCAGTTCACGAAGGACCCGAACGCGGCCAAGAAGACCACCACCAAGAGCTCCGCGAAGAAGAAGTCCGACGGGGACCTGCGCCGCGGCGCGCGGGGCGAACAGGTACGGAAACTGCAGCAGGCCCTGACCGCCGCGGGGTTCAAAACCACCGTCGACGGGATTTTCGGCCCGAAGACCGAGGCGTCGGTGCGGGCGGCGCAGAAGAAGTTCGGCCTGCCCGTGACTGGGGTCGTGACACCGGAGTTGCTGCGGCGCCTGTCCACCCAGTCCATGGGTGACGCCCCCGAGTCGGCCCAATCCGTCGGGTCGAAGGGCCTGAAGCCGGGTGACCGCGGCGCCGAAGTGACCGACCTGCAGCGGCTGATGTCGCTGTTGGGCGTCAAGACCGATACGGACGGCGTCTACGGGCCGAAGACCGTCGCGTCGGTGAAGGCCATCCAGCGCAAGTTGGGGCTGAAGGAGACCGGCTCCGCCTCGGCGGCGCTGATCCGCAAGATGGCCGACGCCGCCCGGTTGTCGCCGTGTCTCGGCGCCTCGCAGCGCCGCGACCTGGAACAGATCGACCTCGAGGCCCGCGGCTGGACCGACGACGACGAGGAGGACGACCTACGGTCGGTGCCCGAGCCGGAATCGGAGCCCGAGGAGCTCTTCGACGACGAGATCGACGACTTCGCCGACCTCGAAGAGTCGGACAGACGCGGCCGGGAACTCGCCCTCGCTGGCTTCGAAGTCCGCCACGACGACACCGTCCGGGCTCTCGTCTACGCGTTGGACATGTTCGAGGAACGCCGCAAGGCACCGCTGCGGATCCCGAAAGGCTTCGAGGGCGGCGGCCGGTTCCGTTCCCTCTCCGACACGGTCTTCAAGAAGCTCGCCGAATGGGCGAAGGGGGATGGCCCCGACGACCCGTTCGAGGGCATGGGTCTGTCGGGCGACGCGAAAGGCCGCCGCGAGCAACTCCGTAGGGTGGCGAAGGCACGCGGGCTGACCCTCCGCCGGGGCGCGTCCGAGAACGAGATCAAAAACGCCCTGCTGGACGACGTGCGAGGCGGCGCCAAGAGCAAGCGTGAGGACAAGAAGACCGTCGAGGCGAAGCCCGCGCCAGCGAAGAAGGCGGCCCCCGCCAAGAAGGCCACACCGGAGGCACCTGGGGCCCTTTCGGACGATCCGGCCATTCGCGAGGTGCAGGTCGAGAACCGGATCCGTGAGTCCTTCACGAAGCATAAGATCGCGGCTGGCTGGGCGCCGCTGTCGCGGGTCCGCGAGGACCTGGCCGACCTGCCGCGTGCCGAGCAGGATGCGGCGCTGACAAGGTTGGCCACAACCCCGGGTGTCGCGGTGATCCCGTGGGACAACCGAAAGGCACTCAGCACCGAGGACCATGACGCGGCCCTTCGGATCGGCGGCGACGACAGCCATGCCATCCGCTTCGAAGACCCTTCGCCCCGCCCGCTGCCGAAGAAGGCGGCCCCCGCCAAGAAGGCCCCGGCAGCAAAGGCGCTTACCGGCGATGTGGCGCTGGCTGCTGCGCCGATTGACTTTACGAAGGCCGAGTCGGGTCTTACGCCTGACGAGGAGCGGGTGTTTGAGTTCTACGTAGGTGATGGCGCTTACCTGATCAATCCGGTGTTGCGCGAGTGGAAGGGCGGAACGGCCCCGGGCGATGACGAAACCGCGGACGAGATCCGGCTCATGGACGCCGCGATGGCCCGCTCACCGCTCACCGCTGACGTTCAAGTCGAGCGCGGTATCTCGCACGGCGCAGACGATGACATGTTCGGCGAGCAGCGATGGAGCAAGAACCTCACCGGGGCGACGCTTCTCGACTACGGCTTCATGTCTACGACGACGCGACCCGGCCGAGGCGCCCACTACGCCGAGCAGGAGGGCGAGCCGTTTGAACAGGCCACACTCCACATCCGTGTACCAGCGGGTACCCAGGCCATCAAGCTCTCCGACCATGAATCGGAGCTATTGCTTCAACGCGGGTTGACCATCAGGGTCGTCTCCGATTCGGGCTTTGACGCGAATGGCGGCCGGCGTATTGAGGCTGAGATTGTCCCGAAGAAGGCGGCCCCCGCCAAGAAGGCCACCGTCGACGTAGCCGATGCACCGGATGCGGCCGAGTCCCTTCGGGACGAACTCGACCTGAAGAAGGTCCCCGAACTGAAGGCCCAACTGAAGGCGTTGGGCCTGCCGGTGTCGGGACGCAAACGGGAACTGGTCGACCGGCTCGTCGACGCGCAGGCGGGCGACTCGACGAAGCCGTTCGCGAAGCGGCTCACCTCGGCAGCGGGCGGAGACGCAGCTCTGGCCGCGACACCGTACCGGCGGTGGGAGGAACCGGAGGACAAGTTCCGGGACTCGGTGTACTTCTACACCGGCGGCGGGTATCTCGGCATCAACGAGGACCTCCGGCTGGGCCGGACCGACCCGCGCACCACGAAGCACATCAAGAACATCGACGCCGCCATGGCCGATTCGCCACTCACCCAGGATGTGCGTGTGACCCGCGGCATCCGGGTGCCGCAGGACGTGTTCGGCGACAAGTGGAACGACACCGACGTCACCGGACTGACCTGGACCGAGAGGTCGTACGTGTCCACGTCCGCCAACGAGGGCGCTACGGGCCGGACCTACTTCACCGGTGAGAGCGGCGTCCGAATGACCATCCTCGCCCCGCAGGGCACGGGCGCGCTGGCTGCATCGAGCGACGGTGAGAAGGAGTTGCTCCTCAACCGTGGGCTCCGGTTCCGTATCGTCCGGGACAACGGCGTCGTCAACGGCGTCCGCCACGTCGACGTGGAGGTGGTTCCGTGACCGAACCCCCCAACAAGGCCGAACCCGACGACCGCTTCTTCATGGACTATCCCGTCGAGGCCGAGTACGTCGAGGAAGACGAACCCGAAGACGAAGACGAAGACGAAGAGTCCACCCCATGAAGGGAAACATCATGCGCAGGTTCGCACTCGTAGCAGCAGCGGCGTTCGCGTCGCTGGCCCTGGCCACCCCCGCCTACGCCGACCCGGCACCGCCCACCAACGGCGGCAGCGCCAACGGCAACGGCGCGTCCGGCCAGTGCGCTGGCCCAATGGCCGAGCGGCCGCCGTCGTGTCACAACAGCACCGGCGGAGACGGCAACTAACCCACCAACCCCGAAGGGGCATCGCAGCCGCGGTGCCCCTTTCGCATGCCCGGAGGTGACCGTGGATCCGGAGTTGCGGGACCGCACCCTCCGCCTGCTCGGCGTCGACCTGCGCGGCGTAGACGTCACACCCGGCAACGACCAGCTGCACCACTACTGGACCCGCGGCAAAGGGTTGGCGAAGTGGCGCGGCTCTCCACACCCGTGGACCACACTCGTCGCGCTCCTCACCCGCCACCGCCACGTCGGCCCGCAGAAGGCGAAGGTCTTCGCCAGCCGCTGGTTCCACGAGGTGTTCGGCTATTACTCCGGCTCCGACCTGCACAGAGTCCACTCCGGCAAGCCGCCCCGCGGCGACCGCATCGGCCCCGGCTGACCTGAATTGAGGTGACGCGGTGCGTGACCTCGGCGTCAGCGTGCGCTCATACGACTTCGACCTGCGCTCGGTCGG